TTCGTATATCTTAACTATTAATGATGTTTCATTTCTTAACTCTTGCGTTATTGTATATCTTAATCCGTATGCCATTATGCTAAACTAATGTTTTGTTCTTTAAGATTAGATGCCTTCTGCGCTCTATTTGTAGCTAATAATAAATCTTGTCCTCTAAGAACAAATGCACCACCACCATTACCAGCTGCGCCAATAGGATTAAAGTTTGTAAATCCACCACCACCACCACCAATAGTTGGTATTCCCAATGCAGTCATAACAGCTTTAAATATTAAAGCCTTAATAATCATTGTGGTCAATTGAGCAATAATTTGTTTAAATGATTGTTCCAATGCTTTACCTATATTTTCACCATTTGCCATAGCTTGAAACATTGCTTCAAATGCTGGTGTAATTGTATCTGTTATTGTACCAGCTAATTGTAATTGCTGGTTATAAGCCTTTAATGCATCTTTACTTTTAATTGTTTGTTGCGCTAAATAAGCATTTATAAAAGCTGGATTTTTATCTGATACATTTTGTTTTGCTGCAGGAGCATCTATAAATGTTCTTAATAAAGGTGTTGCCGTTCTTCTTTGCGCCCTTGTTGGATGTACCGAGTGTTCATACTCGTAAATCATTTCTTTAATGTCCTGTGATAAACCAGCAACTGCAGTTCTTTGCTCTTTTACTGATTTGCCAAAATTTTGAAATGGATTTTTTGTATCTAAAGCAAGTGTATTTAGTAATTGATTATTTAAATCAATAATCCCATTTTTTAAACTAATTGCTTCTGCTCTTGCTTCTTTATTTGCATCTTTAGCATTAGATATTGCAAGTTGATAACCAATTGCAACACCAGTTACACCTTGATATGCATTTTTTTGTTTTTCTAAATTATCATAGTAATCTCTACCACTTTGTAATATCTTTTTATTTGCTTCATTTAAAGCAATTGTTTTATTAGCAATTTCATCAATAAATCTTGCTGCTATGGCTTGATTAACTAATGCTTTTGTATATAAATCAACTGCTATTCTTGCTTGGTCAACAGTTGTAATTGTTGATGCATAAGCACTATTTACTTTTGCTAATTCAGCTACAACTGCCTTAAATGCTTCTGCTCTTTTTTGCTCACTAACATTTGCATTTTCACTTATTGATAAATATGCTTGTAATTTTACACCTGTTTCAGTTGCTTGTGCAGTTGCATCATTCAAACTTTTTGCAAATTTATCTTCTGCTTCAGATGCTTTATTTGTTCCTTTTATAAAATCAGCTATTTTAGGACCAAATGCAACAATGATAGAAGAAACTGCACCTAAAGCTAAACCAATACCAGCTGGACCAATTAAACCACCTGCCATTGCTTTTAATGCACCACCTGTACTACCAGCCTCAACTTTTAATTTTTGAAATGATTCTAATAAAGGATTTAAGTTATTCGCAATACCTATAAATCCATAAGGAGCATCTTGTGCAACTCTTGATAAGTTTGATAAAGCATAAGTAGCTGAATTACTTGTACTTGGCAACGTTTTAAACGCATTACCCAATTGATTTGTTGCGGTAACTGTTTGTTGAATATTTTGTACCGCTTGTTGATTGTCTGCGGTTATCGTAATTTTTAACGTTTCTTGTGCCATTTTATTATTTTACTCCATACAACTTTAATGTCCTTGCCAATTGTTCTTGTGTCAGTTTTGGCTTATCATCTTCAACTTCATCACTTGGCAAAGGAAAAAACGATTTTAAGCTCTTTGGACTTTTCTCACTTGTATTTACTTTATAAATTAAATAAGCCACCATCCTTGTTCTTTCCCATTCCCTTACCTCTTTGTTTTGATAAGCCGTTTTATATAATAAAAATTCTCGCCACGTCAATTGCCAAAACTCGTTAATCGTTAAGCCAACTTCAATAGCGAGAATAATTATTGAGTCCCAACTATAAAACCCTAATTTTTTTTTTCGTCCGTTTCCTTTTCTGGCTTTAAATCTGGAGTCATTGAGTCTTGCATATATTTCATAAACTCAACTAATTGTCCATCTTTTGCAGATAACCCACCAACTTGGTCAATCCATTCGCACACCTCAAACTCATCAAAGTCAATAGGCTTTTTAAGGCTCTTGCATCCACTTTCTGCTGCAGCTTGAACGATATGAACGATTGTATCTAAGTCATAAACCCCTCCAGATAAAACCTCAATTAGCTGCATTAGATTTTTATTCTCTAATTCGCAAAACCTTTTCATAGCCCAAGTTCCCCACTTTAGGTGGATTGTGTTGTTGTCAGTCTTTAATTCGTACATAGTTTTTTATTTATTATACAGTTTCAGTTTGTGCAATAGGAGGAACACTTACTACGAAAGTTGCAGTAAATTTAACATCATCTTTATCGTCAGCAGTTACACCGAAATCGCTAATAAACACTAAAGAACCAGCACCACCATAAGTGATATCACCTGCAGCTGGAGTTGCTTTACCCATCTTAATTGCGAATAAAGTCTTAGCAGCGTGTGCAGTATATAATTGTTGGTAGCTATCTTTAGATGGTGTACCTGTTTCATCAATTGCAAAACCTTCACACTCAAAAGATTGAGAAAAAGAAGGTGCTGGAGTGTACTCGTTGCCACACTTAGAAGTTGCATCTATTGTGTCATTAGTTGATGTTAAAGAGTTTGTAGTCAAACAAGCAACAGGCTTGAATGTACCATCATTGTTTATGTCAGCTAAGAGGATATAATCTCTACCGCTTACTTTTGTTTCTGCCATTTTATTTAATTTTAAATTTGAGTTATTATTATGTTATAAGTTATCAATACTCTAAAAACGTTATCTAAAGGATTTAAGCCATCTAAATTTCTAATACTTTCTACACTTAAACTTGATGCACCAAAACCATTTGATAAGGTTATTGTTGTATCCGAGTTTATATCTTCTAATATCAAATCGCTTATAGCTTCAGCACGTTTATAACCAAAGTTAGCATTTTTTGTAATAATATCAACTGTGATGCTAATACTATTTGTGTATCCAGCTTTGCCTTGATCTTGGCTTGATGTCCTACCTGTCATAACAATATACTCATTACCTGCACCTTCTGGAGCAAAACCATCGTAAACGACTAATCCACTCGCACTTGTCAAGTTAGTATAAAACCACTTTTTTATTTCTATATTAGGATTTAACATCTAACAATTTTTTTAGTCTTTGTATTAATTTTGGCTTTTCCGTTTCATACGAAGGTATTAAAAAAGGTTGAGGTCGCATTCCTTTTTGTAATATACTCCTTGCAATAACATAAGCTAATCCTCTATCATTTTTGCCATCCCCAATGCCTTTTCGCTTTACCCATAAAGTCAAAGCATCAACAAAGTCCTTAAACTTACCGCCCTTTTTACCTTGAAATTGTGCTGCATAAGATGTAAAGTCAGCTGGAACATTTACTTGTGGACCAGTACCAAATTCTACATAAGGCGAATAAGATGCCTTTGATTCAACCCCAAATGTTAATTGGCTTTCTTGTACTAAAGCTATTTGATTCCTTAATTGACCGAAATTGACAGGTGCAAGTCTTTTGGCATCGGTTAATATCTTTAAAGCCGAAGCGTTAATTTCATCGCCAACATCTTGCTTTAATTTGCCATCAATGTTCTTTAAAGCATCTTGAATGTCCTTTAGTCCATTTAAGTTAACGCTAAATGCCATTACTTGTAAATTATTAACTCCAAGAACCTATTTTGGTTCTCTACGTTCTTAATGGAATGTATTGTGTATCTATCGCCTTCAACCTCTACCTCGTAGGAATCTAATATAGTAACTCCAAAACGAATATAAAGCCTATTTCTTTGGTCAAATTGCAATTCCGACTCACCTATCTCACGAACTTGATTATCTGGTCTTAAATCGCCCCAAACTGTGCTTTGTAGGGCAAACGTGGTAGTGTACCCACCTTGACCATCACTTGTCCTTGTTTGAGCATAGATTCCAACTTGGCGAGTCATTGTGTTGGCATCAATATAATTTGCTTTCGCTTTACCTAACTTCATATTATAATATTGGGCTTATTCTTGTCCATCTTTGACAGGCTTTCCAAGATTTCTCACAAATACCAGAATCACCATCCAAGCCTCTATTTTCGTAATCGTAGCTAATTTGGTCTAATATCGCTAATTTAAGGTCTTTAGGGATAGTTGTATAACCAGCCTCATAAGTAGCCTTTAAGTTTGCATATCTTGGTGAAACTAATTTAGGGAACTCATTGCCTATTAATTGTAAATTAGGTGTTGTAACCTCTATTCCGTTTTGCTCCATATCAAATAACTCAAACGTATCAATGTCAATTGGTCCGAAAGGAATCTCAAAATTGCCACTTACATTGTAAAAATAAGTAGTTATGTCTTTTGGTATTAAACTCAATCCTGTTGCCACTTCAATAGCTTCCCTTGCTTGTGTAATCATTAACGTAATCAAAGTATCTTCAGCGGTTGTAGTAACACGGCAATACAATTTTGCTTCTGCTAAAGTAACTGGCTCTGTTATTGGTGCGATAGGAACGGCACTAAAATCATTAATATAATTATTATAAGACATACCCTTTTTTTACAAAATTACTTAATTTATTCCAATAAAAAACCCCCACCGAATTGGTAGGGGTCATTTATTTACTAATCCTTAGAATTAGCTAACGTTACCCATATCAGCATAGATTGCAGATGTAGTCAACATTAAGTTGATGTCTTCGTAACACTCAATACGAGCAGTTACCAAGTTCTTTTGGAAGTTATCTCCATTCTCATAAGAGAACTCAATAGCTAATCCTTCAACTTCAACTCTCTCTAAGTAGCTTGAATCAAAGATTAATACTTTGTCATCTGTTACCCAAGAAGCAGATACAACTGGAACACCCCAGATTGTGATACCACCATTAGGGTTTACGATAACTGAACCAGCACCAGCATAGTAACCAGCAGCAATAGTTGCTTTCAATAAGCGACCCATTTGTTGTTGAGAAACTAAAGCGTAAGAAGGTACAAAGTTTGCAGCCTTTTGGTTACCGATGTAGTCAACTAATTGTAACAAATCGTTTGTTTCAGCAGTTGTAGTTGAACCTGTTGCAGCACCAGATACCGCAGTAAAGAATGCAGCGTTCTCAGCCTTGAAGAAATCTCTTTGTAACATTCTTGGTAATGTTTGAGTCAAGAAAGGTAAAGACTTCAACATTTGCTTAGAGAAAGTAGAGAAACCTGCAAGGTAATCGTTTACAACTTTAACTTCAGTCAAAGAGTAGTTGTTCTCACCTTTATCGTTACCTTCAGTTTGAGCAGCAATGTTGTTAGTCAAACCGCTATTCTCACGATAGTAAACATACAATCCAGTCTCACTTCTAACAGTAGGGATTAAATCTCTAAAGTTTAAAGATTGAGATGGTTGGATAGCTGGGTTTGGAGCATAAGTTGCTTGTGAATCACCAGTTAAGTTACCACTTAAAGTCATTGTCTTAACATCAGATAAGTCTAAACGGAATTTACCGCTATTCTTTAAAGACTTTTCCATTGCTTCAAAGTTACCATCTAATTTCTCCATAATAACTTCATCCATAAACTTAACTTCTTTCTTAGCTGCTTTCTTTTGTGTAGCTAATTGAGAGTCAATTTGTTTTTGTAACTCGTCTTTTACAACAGTTACTTGTGCAGATACCTCTTTAATTTGAGCTTCTGCATTAGCTTGAAAACCTTTAAGGTTCTCAGCCATTTCGTTAATTAAATTTTCCATTTTTACTTTTTAAATAGATTGTTAAATTGCTTAATTGCCTTTAATACTTCTTCGTTATTCTTTTCTTCTACCACTGGTGTCGGCTCAACTGCTTCTGCGGGTTGAGTGATTGTTTCAGTAATTTCCAAAGCCAATAACTCGGCTTGTATTTGTTTTATTTGAATCTCCATTAAAGCAAAGGTGTCATCTGTGAATGTACCACCTCTAAATGCCTTAATTAAGTTTTCTAATCTTATTGATAAATTTTCTTTAGTTTCTTTGAACTCACCCTTGAAACCCAATGTTGGTGTTTCTGGATTAGCACCCCAAAGAACCGCAGAACCTTCATATAGTTTTAATTCAGTAATTGTACGCACACCAGTCTTTTGGTTTACATCCGATTTTAACGTACTAAAACCGATTGAGTGTTGATTGATTAAACCAGCTTCATATAACTTGATTGCATCTTCGCCACATTCAGTTTCTATTAAGTCAGTAACCGCAACAAGCATATCGCCTTCTATGTATAACTCTTTAGGCTTACCCAAAGTGTGTGCCATATCAGCTTTGTGATCTACTAAAGACCAAATCATATTCTTGCCTTTTGGTCCACGTTCTTTGATAGTCTTGGTAAACGCTTCAGCAACGATAATATCGTTATCTAAATCAACGTTTCCAATTCTTGACCAACACGCTTTTACTGTTCTTGATTCTGGCTCTATATCCAAAATCATATCATTGTAGCTTTTGTTTTCAATCTTACTCATATAACAAAGTTATTAATTTTTTTTAATCTGCTAACAAATCTCTTATTAAATTAGAAATTTGCATTAAAGCCACGTTATTAATTAGATTCCAAACCAACCCCATATCTCCCATAGGTGGGTTATCTTGCAATCTTTTTGGCTTTCCATCTGTTCCTCTTACGGCTTCGTAACCTAACGTACAACGGCAGTTGATAACATCGCCAGCACTTCCACTTGGGTCGCAAGGATGTAACATTTGCTCAAAACCGCCATTCTTAGTTTTAACATTAAATTTTTCATCGTATGCTACTTTTATTCCGTCCATATGATAATGGTCAAACTGATCTCTTGGCACTCGTCTTGTTCGGTTATCCCTCGCTGCTATCCATTCCTTCATAGTTACAAGTCCAGTTGCAGCCGTGCCTACCATTGAGCCAATGTTTGCTGCTCTGCCTGTTTCGGTTCTTGCTATCATTTCGGCTCGGTAGTCCGTTATACCAGCCGTTCTTAATAGCTTGATTGTTTCTTGCATTGTCAAACCTTCCTCAACAGACTTTATCAAGTATTGTTGAATTTGATTCTTTGTTGTTTGTGTTATTTCGGCAGCTATATTATCTAATCCTTTTAATTCAAGATAAGTCAACATCACATAAGTAAACAAGTCCGTTTGCTTACTCTTAAATTCCTCTGGTCCGTAATAACCTTTAACCGATTTAGAAACGTTTTTCTCGGCAATTTGTGCCATCTTAACGCCCATTGCAATATGAACGTTTTGGATGGTCTTTTTTATCTTCTTATCGCTTATAGCGTTTAAATCTTGGGTATCGCAATATGTGTCCACTTGCCTTTGTAGTTCTTTCTTAAACTTTGGCGAATAGGTTTTTATTGCGTTTAAGTATAGTTTCCTATAATCTTGCCAAATCATTATGCATCTAATTTTTCAAGTAACTTACCAGCTGCATTAAATACATCTGTTTGACCTTGTTGACCTGCTCTTTGTCTAATCCCAATAAGTCCAGCTCTATCAACGTTTACAAAATCACTTGTATAAATGTAGTGCCAATGTTCTTTAGTATCCATATCAGCATTAGCATCAATGCCTAAAAACCATTTCCCATAAGCAGCCATTCCGTTTTCCTCAATGTATGCGTTTTCCTCTGCTGCGCTTGGTCTATTCCAAGTTCTTGAACTAATTACTTTTCCTTGACTTATCAATGAAGCAGCTTGTGTAATACCACTACGATTGATGCCTGTTGTTTTCTTGATTTCGTTTATTAACTCATTAGCTAACTCTGCGAATTTTTGTGCGTAATTCATTTGTTATTTATTTGGATTATATGCCCAATTCTTTAAGGAAATATCCCTCTTAGATGGACACTCTTTATTTACAGGTTTGCCTTGCTCCATATTTTTCATTCTACTAACAAAGCTAATTGTTCTGTTTGCAGACTTAACTTCATTTGCACCCCAATCAGCTTTTTTCTTACTAAGTAAGTTTAAGTTTCTGTTTACAGGACTTCTATCTAATGATGCTAAACGTGAGCATTTTGTTTCACTCCAAGCCTTTAACTCGGAATAAGACATATTTACAGTTTCGTGATACTTTGCGTAAACTTCATCAATAACCTCGCTAAGGTCGGCTTTTAGGTCAACCTTTAAATCAAATAACTTATCTATAATCTCTTGGCTATTCATTTGGTAGCGTTAATGGTTGAAATTCATCTGGACTTTGTAAACTTGAAGGAATATATAATTTCTCCATTTCAGTTTGGTCTATATAAGGTGGAATCTCTAATCCCATAATATCCATCTTTTGCTTTGGTGCAATCCACCAAGCCTTATCTAACCATTCAACTTGTTCTGCTTTGTTTGCTTCTAATTCACCATAAACAGTTGGGTCAAAGTCAACATAAATATCAGTTCCACGATAACCCCAATCACTATGTAATTTACGATTCAAGTTATCACGAATACCGACTAACAAAGGAATCGCACAACGAACTGTCAATGCTTTCTCACCCTCTCTTTGGTTGTTGTAAGTCTTGTTATCAGCATCGTTTAATAATTGAGATGGTACTCCGTAAATATTACAAAGTGCTTTCATATCCCATTTCTCACTTTCAATAATATCTAATTCAACAGGACTTAAACCGATTTGTTTCCAATCTACTTTATAACCACTAACCGCAATTGAATTAAAGTTAGCAGAGCCACCTTTTTCGCTTACTGCTCTCTTAAGTGCTTGTGCTTGTTGTGTTCCACTAATAGGGTCAAAGCGTTCATCATTCATAAAAAGAACTCCAGCTGGACCACCATTCTGGAATGAAGCAACCGCCGCAGTCTTGGCTTCGTTTGAACGAGTTAAGTTTCTCGCAGCAGCCATCAATGGTGATTGACCATATAGTTGATTCCCAGTTGTATTCCATTGTAAGTTTATGTATTTATCTTGTAATACTTCTTGTTTAGTAAAGTTCCAAAGTGGACCATAATTTAATTGATAACCACTAATAGTTGGAGGGAAGTTTTGAATGTCCGCTAACACATACATATATTGCGAAGGCAAAACGTACATTTCATACGGCTTACCATTATTGTTACCACCTTCAATCATCTTTGCGTAAACAAAAGAGTTACCTGTAACTAATTTAAAAGTACACCAAGCCTCTACGAAATCACCAAATGTATCTTCCTCGTTAGGATATTTTAATAACTCGTTTAATCTTGCATCACCTGTGTATAGTTCAAATGCTTTCTTGTGTAGCTTTTCAACATCTTTCCAGTTCTCAATCTTATCTGGTTGGCTCATTAAAGCCTTGTATTTCTTTGCAGAAGTTTCATCCACTACTTTGTAAACGTGGAATGGAGCAAGTTTTGCTTTGTCCGCAATTAATTTAACGATTGAATAAACTATATCATTTGCTGAATAACCATCATTAACGAAACTAATGTTATCGCCACCTTGCCAAGTTATTATCCCTTGTTGTATTGCAACTTGTCCGTTAAAAGGAAT